TCTGGGAAGTGTTTCTTCTGCTGGTAGTCCTCTGCGTGCTGCATATAGATCATATTTGTTTAATAGGATAGGAAGCAAGATGGTAAAGATAAAAAATAGCGAGTGGGAAAATGCAGTTGATATAATTCTGCCTAGATTCCAGAAAGAATCACCGGGAAAAATTTATGCTGATATTATTAAAACATATAATAAATACAAATCGAGTGGTTATAATTCGATACGTTAATTGTATAAATAATGATATATATAATAAAATAATGAGGATATAGAATGGGAATAAATATTTCAGAATCTAGCACGACACAGGCAATAGATAGAGGAAATTATAATCAATTTGCTGTAGACAGAGGAGGAGTTGGTTCACCTTCTTATAATGTGTTTGATAATAAAATGATGACAAAACATCGATCTGCAGACGAATTAGATAAAATACAAAAAGGTCTAATTGCAAAATATAGGAAATATTCCCAATTTCCAAAAGTAGCTGATGCAATAACAGATATAAAAAATGAAATGATACCACAGGATGTTGAGGATATCATTAAGCTCAACACAGAATATATAAATTCATTTGATCTTGATTCTGACAAAATAGTAAAACACGCTAAAGAAAAATTTCCCGATTTGTTTAGGGAGGTACTCGATAAACTACATTTCAATATGGAAGGAGAAGAGTACGGCGAACAATTTTACACCGATGGTGGGTTGTATGTATATTATGAAGCTACAAAAAAAGTTGGTATAACAGAGATCAGGATACTTGATCCTCTTAAATTGCAATTGATCAAGGATGGGAAAAAATTATTATATATCTATGTAACGGGCGGGCTTGATGATAGGGGGAATGAGATTGAGGAGAAAATACCCTATGACAATATTATATTCATACCATCTGGTTTAGTAGATCCTGAATCTGGTGTTAATATAGGCCACCTAAATAAAGCTATCAGGCCAATCAATTTGTTGCATATGATGGAAAATTCTCTTGTTATCTATCGTTTTGTGCGTTCACCTGAAAGGTGGGTATTTAAACTCGATGTTTCCGGCATGAACCAACAAAAAGGTAAGCAATATATCAATAAAATAAAAAATCAATATAGAAATAGATTTGTCATAGATGCAATAACAGGAGAAATGTCATCCCAGAATATGACTATGGCAATGCAGGAAAATTTCTTCATAGCAAAAACAGATACCCAAAACGGTGGACATGAGATAGATACTGTAGGTGGTAATATAGCGGGGTTGGGTGAAATCGATGATATTTTATACTTCCAAAAAGAAGTATACAAAGCACTTAATGTACCGTTATCACGACTAGAAACGGAATCTGTTGTTAGTTTTGGCAGTAGATTAGAAGAGATTAACCGGGATGAACAAAAATTCTTTAATTTTATTAAAACAATAAGAAAAAGATTTAATAAATTATTTGTTGAATTGTTGAAAATAGAGGCAGACTACAGAGGAATAATGAGTCCTGATGATTTTTCTAAAATTGTGAATGGTTTGCGATTTATATATTCTAATGATTCTATTTACGAAGAAAACCGGAAAAGGGCAAAACTCAGTTCTATGGTAGAGGTAGCAGCAGAAAACGAACAGTTTGTCGTTAAACATTTCGGGCTTGAATATTTTAGAATGAAATATTTGGGTATGACAGAAGAAGAAGTAAAAGAAGCTGAGAAACGAGATGAAGAGCGTAAAAAAAATGGGGAAGATGAGGAGGAAGAGGAATAATGCCCAAATCATACTTGCAAAAAATTAGTAAAGAAAAAGGGATATCTATGGACAAGGTAGAACGGTTGTGGGACAAAGCGAAAGGAATTGCAAAAGATAGTGGGAGAGAAGAAGATTATGCATATATCACGGGTATATTCAAAAATATGTTGGGTGAGCATAAACTTGATGAGGAATTGTCACCTCTTGCCAAATTTATTCTTATTGGTGGCTCTATATGGTTGATCTCAAAATGGTTAAAGAAAGCAGAAAGACAGATGAAAAAATTTGGTTTAAAATATGGTGATGATGTTAAGAGAACTTCAAAAAAAGATCCGTGGGGTAGAACGTCGAAGCAAACTGGATCGTTAATAAAGATGGATGGGATACCAAAAGTACTACTAGATAAGTCTATTGGTGGTATAAATATAGTGAATTGGGATATTGACTTTATTAAAGATATATAAAAATGGGTAGGAGATAGTTATGTCAAATATAGAAAATTTAAATGAAAATGTGATAGATGTTTCTTCACTTACAGAATCATCCGACAAAGGGAAAAATTTCTATCTTGAAGGGATATGGTTACAATCAGAAAAAATAAATTTGAATAGAAGAAAATATCAACGACGAGAGATGGAAGAACAAATCAACAGATATAACAATGAAAAAGTTAACAATAGATCAGCATGGGGAGAACTTGATCATCCGGCGACTACTGGTATGAACATGTCAAAAATGTCTCATATATTTGAATCTCCTCTATACATGAAGGGCAATGATGTAATAGGAAAAGCGAAGATATTAGACAACATGTGGGGACAAATTGTAAAGGTGGCAATACAAGAAAAAATACCTTTTGGCGTATCTTCAAGAGCAACGGGTTCACTTGTCAGAAAAGAAGGGTTCAAACTGGTCGAAAATTTCCAACTTAAATGTGCTGGTGATATTGTCGCTAATCCTTCAGCCCCGGATGCATATCCAAACAAAGTTTTTGAAAAAACAATAATGGAGATGATAACAGAGCAGGATGTACGCATGAAAAATATTTTTGGTCAAGAAATTCTTGAAGCTGTTAAAAATGATGTAAAGAATGCGAAGGGTAGTGAGCTTGACAATGTTATGATGGAACAATACCAAAAAATATTAAGTGTTTTAAACAGTTATAAATAATTATATAATTTTATAGAGAGGTGACGAAATGGCTAATATAGGGGATATAATCAAGGAACTTGATTTTTCTAATGAACTAATAGAATCTTTTACCGATATGTTGGAAGAGACAACATTATCACAAAAAACAGAAACTATTGGCAAATGGCTTGAAGAGAACGTGAAGGGTGATATTCCTGTTGATAATTATTCCAATTTGGAAAACACTCTTGTAGAATGTGTTAAGGAAAATAAATTCAAACTTATTGCAGAAGAAGAGTTCAAGAAACTACAAGAAGAGAATACAGATGCAGAGATCAAAAAAGTTGCTGAATATCATGCTAAATTAATGGATGATATGGATAGTAAAAAAGCACTTGAGACAACAGCGAGAAAATTTAAAATAACTGTTAAAGCAGTACAAGATATTTTAGCTGATAAAAGAGCAAAAAAATATGAGTATAAAGAATCTGTAGATACCGAACTAGAAGAGGGTAGATTTAGTAAACTTTCCTCTATTAAATCTGATATTCTAGTAAAACATAACAAAGAAGAGATTAAAAATAATGTAGATGTAATTGTGCTCAAGGGAAAAGACAAAGGCCTAGTCAGTAAAGTAGTCAATTTCGATCTTAGAAAAGGTACAGTTGAGATAGAATCAAATGGCAGTCCTGTTTATCTAACATTCAAAGATGTTGCGGTGATGGGTGTCAACTATGAATCGACAGAACAAGTAGAGGAAAACATTGAAGATATAAATAATGATACAGAAGATAATAAAAACAAGATATCGGAGGATAGAATGAACAAACTTATGGTTGAAGGATTTAACACTGGGGTTGAAGATTTCAAAAACAAAACAATCAAAGAAGAAATTGATGTCATCAAAGAAAGCGGTGAAGATTTCTGGAAGGGGTATTCAGATGCTATTAACGAGTCTGAAATTGAACTAAAAGAAGCAAAAGAAAATACTTCATCATACGATGTTATGAAATCAGTAAATGTGATTGCAGAAGCTATCAATTTACTCAACGAAAAACTTGATATTCTTTCTGAAAAATTTGGTAAGAAGGGGGATGAAGAAGAGAAAAAGGATGATGAGGAAGACGATGAAGATGAAGATGACAAGAAAAAAGAGAAAAAAGAATCTGTTGATATAGATCTTTCTCCAATCGAAGAGGCAGTTGCAGAGTTAGAAAAAGAAGGATTAACCGAAGAGGCTTATGTAGAGAAGTTTAATATTATTCTTGAATCTATGCTAGAGGGCGTTGAGGACAAAGAAGAAGCAATTGTCAAAATTTCCGAATATCATAATTCTCTCGTAGAAGATGAAAAATACAAAATCATTCTTGATGAGAAAAAAGAAGATGAAGAGGAAGAAGACGATAAAGACGACGAAGAAAGTGATGACAAGAAAAAAGAAAAAAAGGTAAAAGAAGAAAGAGAAGAGATCACTAACAAACTTGTCGAAGGTCTCACAGACGTGGACAAGGACAGAGTCAATGAATCTATCAGTGCACTCGAGGAAAAAGACATAAAAGATAATGCAGATTATGAGACAAAAGTTAGTAAAATTGTAGAAGAGTTCAAGAGTGAAGAATTAGAGGAAAAGGAAAAGATTGGTTCTGGCAGTATTGATAAAATGAGATCTGCTGGCTTAATGAGATAATTAGGTACTTAATAACTTATTTTTAGGAGTAAAGAAAATGGCAACAGAAGAAGTAAAATTGCTTGATCTTACAGAATGTTCCACAGATGAACTTGTAAGCGAGTATGTAGAATTTCTGGACGAGAATAAAGTCCCGGAAGAAAAACGAGCTTTTATAGCTCACATGATCGAGCTACAGAAAAATGAACTTAATTCAAAATATCAGTTTCTTGGAGAACGTGCCACAACTGGTAATGTCGCAACATATGATAAACTCTTGATCCCTATGATCACAAGAGGATATATGAATGTTGCTGCACAGGAGATTTTTGGCGTATGGCCAATGACTGCAGACAGTGGCAAATTTTTCTATATGTCTAATCATTACACTGGATCTGCTGCTGACGAAGTTGCGGTTGGTTCTGGAAAAATTCTTATTGTTGCTGATTCTTCTGCATTTGCTGTAAATGATAGTATTGCTAGTACAGGTGATGCTGCAACTGGAACTATCAAATACAAAGAAACACATGATCATGCTCTTTTCGTAGAAGTTGCAACTGGTACTTTTGCTGTTGGCGATAGTATTGATGATGCTGCATCTTATGTTGGAGAAGAAACTACTATTACTAGAATCCTCCCTGCAGATCTTGCAATGCATGTATTTACTGAGCTTTCTAAGTTTGATTCTATGGCACTTGGAGAAGCAGCAGGAACAGGAATCAAAGAAGTAGAGCTTAAAATTGATTCTGAGACTGTTGATGCAGAAAATCACAAAATCAAGTCAAGATACACATGGGAACTTCTTAGACGTTTGACTGAGTACCACAAACTCAACGGTGAGAAAATCATCGATGGTATTGGTGCTCAGGCATTCGCTCAAGAAATTAATAGACGTAGTTTTGTTAAAGTTAAAACTGCTGCTACAAGTGGTGGTGCTACAGCATGGAATTATGATGCACAGGATGGTAGATGGGAACTAGAAAGATACAAAAATCTTATTGCAACAATTAATAGACGTAGTGCTGACATCCTCATGGCTAACCATATTGGACTCGGAAATTATATTGTTATTGATCCTATCACATGGGCAGCATTGGATACTTTTGGTTACATTGATACATCAATGCTACCTGGAAAATTTGCTGATCCTATGGTACAACCATTCGTTGGTGTACTTTTGGGTAGATATAAAGTTTATGTCAATCCTTGGGAATGGTCAAATACAATTAATATGGGAATGAAGGATTTTGGTGGAACACCTGATGCAGAAACAAAGGCAGGTATTTTCTATTGTCCTTATATTCCAATTGATATTAAACAGACAATGGAACAAGAGACTGGGCAACCTGTGAAGTTCTTTTGGAGCAGTTACGCATTCAAGGATCATCCAATGTATAACACTTCTGGGACAAATGATTTCTTCAGAAGGATTTCAATCAGTAATTTACCAACTTAATCGTTAGGTAACATAGTTGATTTATAGGGAGTTTTCGGACTCCCTATTTTTTTGTCAAAATTTCCTCATTTTTCTCTTGACATCTTAAAAATATATGATATACTGTAGCTGTATTTTGTTAATTTAATGAATGGAGAGGTTTAAAGATGATAGAATCGGAGGGCAATTCAAAATGTTTAATCAACCAACATACATAGATCTTAAATTAAAAATAAAAGACTTATAACAGAACATAAAGGAGGTGAAATATTTTTTGACAATCTTGATGTGATATGTCAAAATAAGGAGTATGTTGATTTTCTCCTTAAAGTTGCAATATCACAAAATGATCTATCTCGTGATGTAGGAATTCTTGTTTCTGGTAAATTTGGTAAATGGTTTGTTGATAACTATAAAAATGAAATAAAAAACCACATCACACAATTACCAGGAGGTCTCAGGATGGGGAGATCAACAAAAGACGGTGACATGTATATGATAAATTATAATCATAGTATGATATACCCAAAATATTATTTGTTCCTTGATGATTCTTTTTATTCTGGAATAACAAGAGCAAAATGTATAGAACATTTAAAAATGATAACGGGTTCTATCGTTACCGGTTCCTATGTTGTGTATAATGGAAGTCCGCTTGATGAACAAACGTGTTGTATATATGATTATTACAGAAGTTTAGAGTATGGCAATGGGGATATAAAATCTTTTATTTTTTGACAAAAAAATTATGATAAATATAATGATTGAGAACAACTTTTAAAAGGAGGAATGAATGGTAAAGAAACTGACCGTGATGGAGAGGATGCTAAAGAAGAGTACAAACCCTTATGCATCCCGGGTACTCGACAATGTTATCTCAGAGAGTAAGTTTTATCACAACACTGGCAACCATATGTTTAATCTGCAGGTATCTGGTAAGATATTTGGTGGGTTGCCATCAGGTAAAATTATTGAATTATCTGGTGATAGTGGTACTGCTAAGTCATATTTGATTGCTAATATCATTTATTACTCATTGCAAAATCCTAAAAATTTTGTTATCCTCTATGAGACTGAAGGGGCTCAAGTGAAGGATAATCTTGAAGAAGTCATCACTGATGATATGAATGAAAGATACCTAGTTGAGAACGTATCATTCCACGAAGATCTGGCAAAGTACACCTCAGAGAAAATAGAGGAAATTAAAGCCATAAAAGGAGAGGAAGGGGATAACATCAACTTTCTTGTTTTCGTTGATTCTCTGGGCATGCTGTCCCCCAAAAAGGCATATGAGAATGTGTTGAAAGGTAAAGAAACAAAGGTGATGAATGAGCCTCAATTGATCAAGTCTTATTTCAATATGATTAAGATGGTATTTGCTGCAAATCAAGTTTCCTTCATGTATACAAACCACATTTATGATGATTACATGAACGCAGGGTTTGGTCATGTTGCAGAGGTAGATAAGAAAAAAACTAGAGGTGGTCAAGGAACTGAATATTGTCCCGACATTAAAATCCGATTAATGAAAAAAGTGTTGCGAGAAGAAACACATGATGAAAACAACGCGATGGTCAAATCAACTGCTCAGAAAGATGCTGATAAAAAAGGGAGTATGAAGGGAATCAAAGTTGTTTCTGTTCCTACTAAATCCCGTATCCATGCTGCTAAAATAAGTAAGGCTGAATTTGATCTTAGATTTCAGATAGGCATGGATGAGTTTTCTGGTATCCTAGAATTCCTAGAACGACACAAACTGATAGAAAAGGTTGCTGGTGGTAGCAAGGGTTCAAAAATAACTATTCCTGGTATCGGTTTTGAGATGTACTCAAAAGAAATATCAACCCTCAAAAAAGAAGAGTTCTATACCAAAGAGTTATTGTTATATGTAGAGAAAATGTACAATGAATTTTATGCACTAAAAACCAAAAGAAATGGTTCAATGTCAGATGATATTGACAAGGATTGACGATGAAAAAGGAATTGATTTCTGAAACTAACATTCTTAGATTGTTGCTTAATAATAAAAAGTACAGAACTTCTGTTATGAATCATATTTCGCCTGACATGTTTTCAGATCAGCATGTCGGCGAAATATACAACGCTATGATTAATTATCAGATCGCTTATGGTTCCATCCCTGTAGACAACATAGAGGTTGTTATAATGAACAATCCTTGGAAACAGGAAGCAGATTTGATCAAACATAAAATAGATTTGGTCAAGTGTGAAAAAGATAAGTTTTCTTTTGCTGACATAGATCCGTTTTTGGCAGAGACTGAACACTGGTGGAAAGACAGACAGATGGGATTAGTATTACAAGACGGCGTGTCCATGTACAAAGGTAAATCCGTGACAGATTATTCTAAATTGTCAAACAATTTAAAAGATATTGATGCTTTTACGTTTGCACAAAATGATTGGTTGAATGTATCTGACAATGAATATCTTATGGCTAGATATTTGGATGAACAGGCAAGGGTTCCTTTTTACAACAAAGCGATGAATGATGTTTTAGGCGGTAAGGGCATGAAAAAGAAAAGCCTGAACATTATCATGGGTGGGACTCACATGGGAAAGACTCGCTTGATGCACTCTCTCGCTGTTGATCTAACTAGAAGAAGCAAGGATAACAATGTCCTCTATGTCACACTCGAGATTGATAGGGATGAGATAGCATTCTTTGTTGACTCTAACATAATAGGGATGAAACAAGAAGCAATAACAGACATGATCAGATCTAACCCACAGAGATATTTGAAACTCAAACAAGATTACTTTAACAAGTCAGGTCAATTTATTGTTAAAGAGTATTCTACGGATAAAGCAAGACCAGCATTGATATACAATCTAATAGAAGACATGGCGAGTAAAGGAGTGAAACCCACTACTGTGTTTGTTGATTATGTTGGTATCTTGACCCCCAACGCAAAGACAAATAATATGTACGAGAAAGGCGGGCAATCATCTAAAGAATTGAGGTCAATCAGTCAAGAGTTTGAAATCCCTTTTTGGAGTGCAGTGCAACCAAGGCGAGAAGGAACAAAGAAATCTGTTGCCGGTGGTAATGGTGCAGAGATAACTGATATTGGTGAAAGCATGGCAATTGCAGATAATTGTGATCTGTTTCTTAACATCATTCAGACTCCTGAAATGTTTGAGCAGAAAAAACAGCTGTACTACTTCCTAAAAAATAGACATAGTGGGAAAATCAATGTTAATTTGATCGGTGAAATATCAGATTTATACAAGGTTGATATTGTCGGTTTGTCTGACAAACCAGTATCAGATGAACAACAAGAAAAAAGCGTATCTATTGACACAGAGATGAGTATGAAGTTTGGAAGTGATGATGGAAGTGATTTTGATGAATTATTTAACGCTTGATGAAAGGAGAAAAGGTTGAGAAAAGTTAGAGTTTCTCTCGGGGTAGAACAATATGAAGGTTGGTTTCATAAATGGGACAATGCAACTGATCATACGTATGCTATAGTAGAGAATGATGAAGGTATATGCAGAGGACATAAAATCGAATATATAAGATTCCTAGAACCACCAGTGGATGAAGAAACACCTTCTAGCTTTAAAATGTATAACAGCCAGACAGGAGAAATAACCACTTATAAATAATACAGAATAACTTTAGGGGTAAACTAATGGTTCTGTATGACATAGATTCTACTTTGCGTAAACTATCAAATGGTTTGATAGCACACAAAGGTGGTGAGACTGCAATTGCACAAATAATAAAAGATGTTCTTCTTACTCAGAGAGGTGAAAGTCTTTTTGATCCTGACAACTACACAACACTATCGGACTATCTGGAAGAGTCTGTAAATAATATCAATTCAGCATCAATCAGAAACCTAATTTTCTTTGCTCTCAATGACAGATTAGATGAATTGCTTATATCAGAAGATGATATAACAGTCACACCTAATTATGATGATCAAGTTTATGAAATAGAGATAAACTACAGAGAACAAGATCTGCAACAAACCAAGGCAATAAATTTTGATATAAAAATAAAAAGATAGGAGTTAATAATGGTGTTAAAAGTGCCTATAAATGAAAGTGATTTTGATAAAATCCAAGCAAATATGAAAACATTCCTAAGTAGACCAGGATCGACTTTTGAAAATTATGGGTTTTCTGCAGGTGTTATGAAAGGACTGATTGATTTTGGTAGTTATGTTGTTCACTATATGAGCTATCAACTAAATAAAAGCATTGAGGAGATTTTTGCTGATACTGCATTGCTAGAGGATTCTATATATTCCCTCATGAATAATTTTAATTATATTCCTAAATTGAAGACTCCTGCGAAAAGGTATCTGAAAATAGAGTATGATCTAACAGGGATCACTTATAATACAGGATCTACTTTTAAATTGTTTGTTAATAATATTGCATACACTAATACGCTAAACATGATCACAACACTGAGGGATAAGTGGCAAGATGAGTACTACACAAATGCATCATCAACTGCATACGTGAGCCAGAATCTTTCATATCACTATATGAATCATTATACAGATAGTGGTAATTATCTAAAAGCAATTGTCCCTGCATATCAAGCAGAGTGGGTAAATCAAGAAATTGCTATAGGTAGTAGCTATGACCAATATACATGGTTACAAAATAGTTCGTCTATCAAATATGGAGACAAATCAGTCGTTGATTCCCTGAGAGTATTTGTCAAAGAGGGCGGTTTCACTTGGTATGAATATAAAAATCTAAAACGAGGTCTTTTTGATGACAACAAAAGAGCTTTTAATATAGTATATGATAAGGACAACGGTATAAAAGTTGAATTTGGAATTGATAATTTTTCACGTGAGCTTGCAGATGGTGAAACTCTTAGAATGTATTACCCTGTAACAGATGGAGAGGATGCCTCAGAGGCGACCGGAGCAACATCATTTGTCAATACAGATGTTGATGATATTCAGATTGTTGAAATCACTGCAGACGGTGATATTAAAATAATATACGAAAGTAACAATAATGGTATTAATACATCTGTTGCTAATATAACAACCCCATTATCTGACGCACAGGGAACAACTGCTGGTTTTGCAGTGAGTGGTTCCCTCACTGCAGGACAAATATATGCATCATCAAAACTAGAATTGTCTCTACAAGATGAAAACAGTGTTCCTGCGTACATGGATAATGGTTCTGACAGACAGAGCACTGAAAGCATTAAAAAATCAATGACGCTTTTCTTTTCTACGCAAGGAAGGGCTGTGACGGAAACAGATTATAATGCTATTCTAAGATCAAAATTCACAGAATTTAAAGATATTAGGGTCTGGGGCGGTAATAGGGAGTTTATAGATAATGATGTTCTTATACAAGGCGAAACAGAAACAGGACTCACAGAATTTGACGACTCCGGAACAACAAAATACAAAGGAACCCTGACAGAATTAAAATCAGTTTTTAATGAAATATTGAGAAAAAGATATATATCAAACACTCTTACAGTAGAGAATGTACAATATACTGATATTACTAGTGGTAAATATACACGTGACGTAGGGCATATATATTACAGTTTCTATGATGAGGGGTTTCGATTTGTAGACAGCGATGCAAACCAGGAAGAAATAACTGGATATCTGGATGACTTCAAAATACTAACACTATATTTTAGATACTTTAATCCCAACTTTACTCTGATAAAACCTAAAATAACATTGAAACTAAAAGCAGCTTACTATAAAAGTTTTGATATAGGGACTATGAGAGGAAATATTAGGGACTATGTAAATGACATGTCTAAGTTTGACGCTAAGTTTGACATTGCAGATTTAACAGCACATCTATTAACGTATGATTCTGTAGAATTGGTAAAGAATGTCAGCTATAGTGCAAAACTAAAGGTAAGAAATTCTTACGATGCTAATGATAGTACTGCTGCAAGAGATAATTATATCTATATCAGAACGTACACGCCTATAACACAGGATCTAAATTCAACAATTGCTACCAGTCACACATTAACAAGTGTCGGTGATGTTGTGTATATAGATGGTAGCGAGGCGGGAACAATTAATAAAATATCCGGCAATATAAGAATTAGAAATTTCAATGTTACTTCTGAGGGGAGTAGTTCTTCTACCACCGATGATTTAGGTTCACCATTTTTTACCGATTCTGAATTTTATATAGATGATGTTTCGTTTTCAGGAAATGTCATCTACTCTGCTAAAGAAAATGTTGTTGGGATAGAGAATGTCACTGACATCGTTTTAACGCTAGAATAAGCACGAAAACATTTTGCCCTACACTTACTACTCGGAAACTGTTTTCGTTGCACCACGAGCCACACAGTGGCTTAAATCGCTATATCTGATTATGTTTCTATTGTCATATTTCTATATATTAAATTTTTTAGTTCTATAAATAATATTAGTAAAAAATAATTGGAGAAAAATTATGACAACATATAGAAAATCTTTACGACCATATTCAAAAGAATTTTTGAAACAATATTTAGTTGATTCCTCACCTGCACTTGTTTCATTCGTCGATGAGTTATTAAAATTTCTGGAAGAAAAAAATTCACTGAGTTGGTTTGATGATAGTGAATTATCTGTTTCTGTTGTTTTATCAACTTCATTTACAGTCGGTGGTTACATATCATCATCATCAGGTGGTAGGGGACTAGTATCTTCTATATCTGGTAATACTATTCAGGTCAGTGATATTACAGGCATTTGGAAAATAAATGATTCTGTTGACAACACGCTGGTGTATACAGCAGAGGAAACAACAATAACAAGAGAACCATATGTACCAGATGAACAGTTGGCATCTGTGTATGATAATATAGTTAATTTTGCAAAATTCTATAATGTTGATGATCTACCAACAACAAACAGCGATACTCTCAACGCATATTTTAAAGATTACGCAGAAACTCTTGACATGAGAAACCCAAACATAAACTTTTCAAATGAAAAGATAAAAACACTTGCAAAGTATGCAGTGACAATGTACAATACAAAAGGAACTTGGAAAATATTTAATTTCTTGTTCAAAATCCTTGATGATTATACTTTGAATGGTGTGCCAAAAGATGTTACATTTGATGCTTATCTAACAGGGTCACAAATCAGTGATTTTGACATGACCGATCAACCACCAGATTATTATTTTAGATTAACACTTGCATCTGTAGCAGGGTTTAATGTTGAGAATAATATTGCAGGAGAAACATCAGGTGCTTATGGTACTATAATGCATATTGATACTACAAACAAATATGTTTATGTAGATATAACATCAGGGACTTTTCAGGTAGATGAAAATGTTGATGATGTTTATCCTTATGTTGGGGCTGTTACAACGATAACAAGCATATCAGACTACTATGGTTTAACAGTCAATGATTCCTCTAGTTTTTTGGTAGGTGGTTATGTATCAGCACAAATAGAATTATTGTATAATTTAGACATAGACACAATAACATGGCAAAGTGGCAACACTGTTAGGTATACTTTTAATGGCACACCAGATTTAAGTGGTGTAGAAGTTGGTGATTATCAAGTATCAAGTAGTTGTACAAATAGTACAAATGATGGTGATTTGTTAATCACTGCTGTGAATGATGGGAGTGACTATATAGAAGTGACAAATTCATCACGTTCAAGCTCAGCAGACGATGAAGCGACTGATGCTGTGGGAACATGTGTGGTTGTTAGAAAAGGAGTTGGTGTTGTAAAATATGTGGGTGATGATGTTCTGCATATAGAAAAAACTGGTGGTACTTTTCAGATTGCGATGGATATAGATAACGCAGAAACATATGTTGCAAAAGAAACAGAAATAACAGCGGTGAGTGTTATAACAAGAGAGATGATACCAAACGATGAGGTTGTGCTGAGTGAGATGCCTGTGTATGGGATAGTTGCCGATACGACTGCGGGAGCAAACCTAATACTCAGAGATACCGTTACTAAAGATGATGCTGGGAGCCATCCATTTCATTATCAGATATTATCAAAAAGTGATATAGTGCTGACAGGAGATTTTGCGGGAAAATTAAGCAAAAATTTCAATCCTGTTGGTTTCTGGAATGAGATTATATATAAGATGGATGATGTGGAAGCAAATACAGTTGTAGATACAAAATTGTTTCCTAAAATTGTATTTGATTTAGATTGTGAATAATAAATAATGATAGTAAAAATTAATTAAAGGAGAATAATGTGCGAAAATCTGGAATAGGGACCATGACACAAAAAGGAAATTCAATGGTTCTTTATTGTGCAAATAACGATGTTGCAGTTGATTTCCAATATTTCTATATAACTGAAACAAGCGATAGCCTGACAAATTTAACAGATCCAAGTTGCGTATCGTATAATAATGTGATTGAAGCAGAATTTGAAAATATCATGAATGCTGCAGGAACGACTTTTTATAAAGGTACTGCAAATGCATCAAGCACATTTTTGAGTTCGGGGGATAGTACAATTTTACCCGTACTTTGCCAAACCGTTGCATCTAGTGTGCAGCATGATATTTTGGTTAAAACATTATTTCTTTCCGCTGTTGATCCAGAAAGTAAGAAAATTGTACTAACAACAGATGCTTACACAACAACAGCTTATGATTTATTTGATCATGGTGAAATTGTTGTGGGTTCCACAAGTGGTGCTCAGGGAACTGTAGAGTTCATAGATATTAATAACGCAACCCACATGTACGTCAAATCAGTGTCAGGAACTTTTCAAACTGGGGAGTCGGTTGAAGGACAAACAAATTTAAACACCAAAGTAATATCTTCTACTGCGGATTGTTCATATTTGATCTACAGCGGTTGCATCTCATATGATGAGCGGTTGGAACTATCTCTCACTGATGCGACAAATTTTGATGCTGTTACAAATAATTACATAACAAACAATGCAAGCACACCAGCACTGGCACAAGTGATTGCAAAATCAGGAAACGACTTGACAATAAACCGTCTTGTTGATGTTGATTTTGCAAGTGGTGATAGTGTTGATTCTGCAACAACTTTTGACAACACATTGAAACCATATGGTGGGATCTCATACGTGGCAGAGGAGACTACTACAACTGCTGTAGCAACACTGGACAAAACAGCAAGCACACTTATCGGGTTTCCGTACAGTAGCGATGGGTCAGATTTACTATTCAGAATTAACCTTCGATATACCCCAGGATGGTCAATAGACCAGACATTTATAAATTCTCAGTTGCAAGAAATCGAGTTACACGATACTGATGATAATGATTCCCATTATGATATTAGAGCTGTCATAGTTGAGCAGATGGTGAGAATTAATAAAGAAATGAGGGATATTGATACCCGGATAAATGGCATCGTTTTGTCAAATCTACTACAAGATCCAAATAATGTACAATGATAATAAATAGCTTTAATTTTTAATAATTTTTATAAAGGAGTAGAATTATGCCAACAATGGATTGGTCAGCACATATTACCTCAATAACAAACGCACATAGCGATCTTTTGGAAATGGTTGACAAATTAGAAGATTTTTGCACAGATGCTGCAGGAACAACAACATTTTCGCTTACAAGTGGTGATACAATTGTTGATAATATTGCAAAAATATCATCTGATGCAGCAGGTGCAATGACAGTGGAAGCGGGTGTGAATACAAACGTGAATGATCCTGTTATGTTTTATGATGATTCTGGTGTTAAATCTAAACCGATAACAGTGCCTGTAAAAAACACATCTACTGAATTTGATGCTGATGCTGATGGGTTGTGTGATTCTACATGGGATTCTGATAATGATAGATTTGTAATATTTTACCAAAATTCTACATCATATGATTGCAATGTCATTCTGGGAACAATCCCTACAAACAAACAGATGACATATAATACACCATTGCAAGTACACAACGGGGCAGGTGCAATTGCATGTATGAACCTTTATACAGCACATTGTTCAGGGGATGCCACAAGCGGAACACTTGTTTTTGTATATGTTGATCATGAGGATTCTGATACTATTAAATATAGGGTTGCGACGAATGATGGTACTACTGTGACATTAGGAACAGAAGGAACATTAACAACAACGAATGATTTAACAACGATAAAATGTACTTATGATGCAACACTTAATAAGATTGCAGTGATACATAAAAATGATAGTAAATTATTTGTTACTGTTGCATCGATCAGTGGTAGTACAAAGGCACTGACAAATTTATCAGCTAACAACCAAATTTCGACTGCAAATGTCGTGAATTATTTTGATGTTGTTATTGATCCAAATTCAAAAGACGTATTATGTTTTTATAAAGAGGATGCTTCCTCTGCTGAGGAAATGGTTAGAGCATATGGTCCTATTGATGGTGCACCAGCATTTAAAAGCGAATACTCATATTTACAAAATTCAAACGGAGATGCAGAAGGAGATTCTGGTATTAGAATACTAGATGTCCGATATGATGTAGACAATGATGTATGTCTTGTACTTGTAAACGAAGACCATTATGACAGAGGAAATAACAATAATATCGTGTTGTATAAAATAAAAACATTTGATGATGTGATAGGTGCAACTAATATAGTTGACAGACAAATCTTTCTAGGCACTTTTCCAAATGTTGCTTCTAGTATATCATTGGGGGGCTATATAGATATAGAATCAGGGAAGATATTTTATACTTATTATATTGGTTCCAGTAATGGTGCTTTTGTCGAGGGTGATATGATGGGATCTTATATTGAAACTTTGAATGTTTATGAAGTGACAACCGCAACTTTTTGTAAAAATCCTACTTTTGTAAATGATCAATTATTGGTTTTTAATGGTGCTTCTCACGGTGTCGTAATCGAGTGTGATAAAAGGTATAAGTTTTGTGGTATCGCACAGGACACAATAACTGCTGGTAATAATTCATCTATTTCTGCAATAGGTGGCGGAGCTTCCACTAACCACACAGCATTGAGTGTTGGTAGAACATATTATCTACAGAAAGATTTGACATTTGGAACAACTATAACTCCTTACTCAGTCGGAAAAGCATTATCAACAACTCAAATAAAATTATACTAACCAATTATTCTGCATCATGCACACAATAGAAATATTTTGCCTGTTGATTATATATGCTGTGATTCATACTTGCCTCTCTTATAGATATTCTACCATAAGATAAATTGATAGTATATTTCTGAAATTTGTTAAATAATTTTGGTGAGTCTCTTGCTATCGTGCTTGTTCTGAATGTGTGTACTTCTTCTTTTGAATAATAATCTTTTGGGAACCTAAACCCAATATCAAGCACTTCACTCAAATGACCTAAATTATATTTGAATGTGTCACATGCAGGTGATGGTGACATACAAACGGGATTGTTTGAAGATGCAGGGTGTGTACATTCATTAGAAGGATCAGGAAAATCATTATATGAATTAATACATTCTGGGGCGTGATACTTATTAGTAGGACAAAAACATTTTTCCGACATTTCTATTAGACCATCACGCCATGTGTTCAGATCATTTGAAACCACGCAACCATTTGTACTACTGGGATTAAATCCTTTGTTGTGGTCGTCAACATTAAACAATCTTTTCATGTCATCCAAAGATGCCAATCTCCATTCAGTCTTTCCTGATTCATCTACCAGACCATCACAATATTTCTCATCCTCGTCATACTCAACTTTAGAGAGTGCTGCTTCATGATATGCCTTTCTATTGAAATGTTGATAATACAAAACACCATCCCATTCAACATAATTGATAATAGGAGGATAATAGTTATCTTCATCTATTTCAATATCATTTTCAACATCTTCGTCAGGCTCCTCCTGAGACAGATCATCGTCTACCCTACCCTCACTATCCCCGTCATTGTTTTCGTCGTCTGTAGGCTCTCCTGGTTCGTCTGAAGCACTATCTATATCAGTGTTCTCGTTTTTATCTTCATCAGGTGTTGTGCTTTCTCTCTTCTTATCATCCGACACACAAATATGCTCGCCTTTGACTAGAATACATAACAGCCCTTGATCCTCACATTCATCCCAGTCGATCCACACACCATCAACACATTTCTGGACAACATTGTCTAAACATTTTGAAGCACCAGAAACACAACCGTTATCCGTGATATCAAAATCATTTAAATTTGTGTCTTCATCAGTGTCATCCCCTATACCAATCTTTTCTGACCCACACCCAATAAACAATGTTAATAGTAATACAACTAGTAATTTTTTCATTTCTCTCTCCATCAAATTAATTTTTTTAAAATTGTTATTCTCTTTTTTTCATCATTTACGAACAGTGTTCTATTGCAGTACACATTCCTACAAGAACAATTGACTATAATATCTCCTTTATATACATCACCTCTTAAATTGAAAGAAAGAGAGCGGTACTCAGAACGTTCCATGATAATTCTATCCGATTTGTTTGCTGGTGGTTTGAGGAAATAGCAATTTTTGAATTTCATCCACTGGTTTATAAAGTTTTTGATTTCCTCTTTTTCTTTGTGTGTAAAGTTTTTGATTTTCTTACCATTTCTTAGGTTGCTCATTTCAAATCTCCATTCATCTGATAATAAATTATCTTATGTGTATATTATATATCACTTTGATGTGGTTGTCAAGATATTTCTCCTTTATAAATTATTCATATAATCTTGAACATACCACAATTGACCACAACCACCACCTATATCATCTTGTCCCACAGGGTCAAAAACTCTGACATTATATCCCTCTTTTAAAAAACTGTTAGAAATTTCTTGGATTATATCAAGTTCTTTATATCCTTTATCTTTCATATTTTCATCAGCAGAGCAAATAACAGAAAATGTAATATTAAATACAGTAGGACTGAATAAATCTTTCATCCTATCCATTTCAGCAGTACTTTGATTTGTATCACTAATACAATAATTAATATATACAGGTCGCCCTGTTTTTTGATTCCATATTATACCATAATCTCTTATTTCTCGTAAAGATAATTTATTTTTAAATGGTATTAATTCATTTCTTTTTTCTTCAAATGCCTCATGTACAGAGATTTGCAACCCAACTTTATCTATATCACGACTGATATTTAATAAATCTAGGAATGCTTCATTATTTCTAGGAGCAACAGTTGATAATAATAATTCAGCATTATGATATTTTACATTTAAACTTTTAATTGCTCTTTTTACATTTTCAAAATTAAGCATAGGTTCGCCCATACTCATAAACATGATTTGAAATCTTTCACCCTTAGAATCAACATCTTCTATATCCATATCTTTCAAACAATAGTTAACTTGTGATATAATTTCATCAGATGTTAAATTTCTAATAAATTTAGCACCCGTGCCACAAAACTTACAACCAACAGGACAACCACTTTGAACACTCACACATAAAACAGTTCTTTTATAAAAATCTTCATATTGATATAAAACCGCCTCAGATATAGCATTTTCAAATTCAAATACATATTTCCAAACATTTCCATCAGAACTATCAAACCTTTTAACTTCCATACATCTCTCCATATGTGGTAGACTCCAAAAATAAATCTTTTTCTGTATAGTTGGAACATCCAACCATTTTCTAATAGCATTACAACCATCACAACAACAAAAATCAATGTGCAACGTCCCATCATGTATATATTGTTCTTTTTGTTTCTTTTCAGCTATTTCTCTTGAAATGAATATTTCATGAACCGACCAAAACCATTTTGTGAACTTAAATTTCATATTCACCTCCAATGTTTAAATTAACAACCTACATTTAGAGTATATCATACTTTATCTGATATGTCAAGTTATTTTTGTTTTTCAATATCTATTCTTGTAATATTAAAGAATTTCTTTGCATCAAAATTAGGAAGGTTTAAAAGCAAGTTATATTCATCCTTCCAATTATCAAGAGTTTTTGCTTTATCCCAGGCGTTTAACCAATTTTCTTTATATGTTAGGTTTGAATCAATATTAAAATATATAAAATTTGGTTTTTTTGTATTGTTCCATACCTCCATATCAATATATATACCAAAATCTCTTATTTGGGTTGGAGTATCGTCATTAAAATAACCTGTGTTCCTATTACCTGAGTTCCAATCACCTGAGTTCTT